TCTCCGACGAGCGAGCACAGGATATAGCGGATGAACACAATCTCAGTATTACAAAAAAGCGGAAGCGAAGAATTCGCTGGACGGTCAGTTGTGACGGAGTTACTTTCCTTGACGAGTGGTCAATTTATAGGTCTTTTACGATTGTCCCCTTTTTCCCGTATTGGCGCAGGGGGCGACCGTTCGGTGTTGTACGAAATCTACTATCTCCCCAAGAGCAGCTGAACAAGATCGAGAGCCAAGAGCTCCACATCGTCAATACCACCAGCAACAGTGGTTACACGCTGGAGGCCGGTACACTCACGAACATGACAGAGGAAGACCTTGAAGCGCGCGGAGCAGAAACGGGGCTCGTCCTCGTTCACAGAGCGGGGAGCAACCCGCCCCAAAAAATTAAACCGAATCCTGTCCCGTCGGGCATTGACCGCATGTCTCAGAAGTCCGCAATGGCGATTCGGGAAATCTCCGGTGTACGTGAGGAGATGCTGGGAGCCGTCAGTCCCGAAGTCTCCGGAGTAGCTATGAAGGAAGGCCGCAAAGGCGGCCTGGTCCAGATGCAGGTTCCATTCGACAACCTCGGCCGTTCACGCCATTTGGTTGCCGAGAAGATGCTCCAACTGATTCAGGACTTCTACACCGAGACCCGCGTCTTCAAAGTAGTCGATTACTCAGATCCGGCCCGAGGCGAGAAAGAAGTAACTCTGAACGACCCAGCCGACGACGGAAGCTTCCTCAACGACCCGAGCGTAGGTGAGTATCAGGTCACTATCTCTACTGCCCCGGCCCGTGACTCTATGGAAGAGACTCAGTTCGCTCAAGCCCTCGCACTGCGTGACGCTGGCGTTCAGATCCCCGATGACATTGTCATCATGAACAGCCCGCTCCAGTACAAGGACGAGATCGCCACCCGCGTACGTAACATGCAGGGTATGGGCGAGAAGAGCGAAGAGCAGATCGCGTTTGAAGAGATGCAGAAGCAGATGAGCATTAAGAACGCGCAGTTGACTTTGATGGAGCTAGAAGCTAAAATCACTAAGACTCAAGCCGAGGCTGCCAAAGTACAGGCGCAAGCCCAATCAGAAGGCAGAAGCGGCGAAGAGTTCCAGATGGAATATCAGCTGAAGATCGCGAACCTGAAAGGACAACTGGCTTCAACAGCAGCCGACCTCCAGACCAAGCTCGAACTGGCCGGTATCCATACCAACGCAAACTTGCAGGAAACGCTTTACGCAGCCCTAGGCAAACGTGCCTCAGACGAAATGAAGAACCGCACCACTCTCGGTGTGGCTCAGATCAACGCTGATGCGAAGCCTGCGCCTGCTGCGAAACCTGCTGCGAAACCTAAGAAGTAACGACTACGGAGTCGATGAATGCCCCCAAAGCAAAAGCCTATTGATACAAGCACCGATGATGAACTGACCATCGACCACGTCTTCGCAGGAGCCGACCACGAGGACGACCTTGACGAAGATATCTCCGCAGCAGATCGCGGCGACGACCCGGATGCCGAGCAACTGGCAGCAGCCGAGGACCCGCAAGATGATCAGACGGTGGTCGATGCTGAACCTGAAGTTGAGGCAGAGGCAGAGACCGACGAAGTGGAGCTGGTCGCCACCGACGACGAAGGAGAGAGCGAGTCTGACGAACAAGAGTCTGATGAACCCAATATATCCCCCTACGTAAGCAAGGATCGCTTCGAAGCAGTCAACGAGCGCATGAAACTGGCTGAGGAAGCACTGGCCAATCGCGACGCTGCGGCAGCAGCGGCTCCAGTTGAAGTACCCGCGTTCGACTACGACATGAAAGAAATGGAGTACATGGAGCTCGTAACCGACGGTGAGTTTGAGAAAGCCAAGACCATACGCCAAGAAATTCGCAGCGCGGAGCGGGCTGAGTTTGCTGCTGCTTCGGCAGATGCACAGACAACGGCGCAGCAGGTTACCGACACCCTCAAATTCAATGACAAAGTTGACGCGCTCGCCATAGAGTTCGACACTTTCAACACCGAGCACGAGTCGTACGACCAGGTTATGGTGGACGACGTTATCGACCGCCGCGATCTGTTCGTCAACCGTGGCATGACAATGGCCGACGCGCTGGACAAGGCTGCACACGAGGTTGCCAAGCTGTATGACATCCCGAGCAACCTACAAGAAGCGGATGCCACTCCGACTCCTAAGCCGAAACCTCCTGCGAAGAAAGCCAATGTCGCAAAGAAAATAGCGCAAGCGAACAAGCAACCGGCGAAGATGAGCGAAGGCTCTGACGGCGGAGAGCTTGAAAAGACGGCGCTCAACATGAACGACGCCGAGTTCGAAGCCCTGCCAGAATCTACTAAAGCACGAATGCGAGGTGACATCGTCTAGCGAAGAACGGAGTAGGGGTTGCAGCCCCTACTCTATCCCCACATAATATCTTTTCGAGTCTTTGATAGACTCGGTAATAAATTCAATCCGCACTTGGCAGCGAAACCGCCTCTTAAACTTATTCAATTAATTATTTAGGAGTACAACGAAAATGGCTACAACCAATTTTTCGCTGCTGACCGACGAACAAAAGACCGTATGGTCTCGCGACGTATGGAAGGCGGCTCGTAACTACTCGTTCATGAACAACTTTACTGGTACTGGCCCGAACGCCATGATCCAGCGCATTACCGAGTTGACCTAGACCGAGAAAGGAGATCGCGCAGTTATTACACTGGTCGCTGATCTTGAATCAGATGGTATCGCAGGCGATAACACTCTGGAAGGCAACGAAGAAAGCATCAAGGCATACGACGAGGTCATCACGATTGACCAACTGCGTAACGCGAACCGTTCAAAAGGTCGCATGTCTGATCAGCGTTCAATCGTCAAATTCCGCGAAAATTCACGTGACGTCCTGGCCTACTGGCTGGCAGATCGCATGGACCAAATGGCTTTCTTGACAATGAGTGGCGTAAGCTACGAATACAAGAACACCGGCGGAACCGCTCGTGCCGCAGGCTCGCAGCTGAATTCTCTGGCTTTCGCCAGCGACGTAGTTGCACCGTCTGCCAATCGTCATTACCAATGGGATTTCACAACTGGTCTCGCCACCGGCGGAACTATTGGTGACCTGATTGCTGCCGATACCCCCTCGTACGCGATGCTGGTCGCTGCTAAAGCAGAAGCCAAAACCAACTACATCCGTGGTATTCGCGGTCCTGGTGGTGAAGAGACTTACCACGTGTTCATGACTCCGAAAGGCATGGCTGCGTTGAAACTCGACTCCGACTTCCTCGCGAACGTACGTAACGCTGGAGCTCGCTCCAAGTCTAACGTCCTGTTCAGTGGCTCAATCCCGACCATCGATGGTCTGGTAATTCACGAATATCGTCATGTTTATTCCGCACTTGGTACTGGTACCTGGGGCGTTGACGGTCAACGTGTATTGTTCTGTGGTGCCCAAGCAATGGGTATGGCCGACCTCGGTATGCCTTATTGGGACGAGATCGACAAGGACTACAAGAACCAACAGGGTATTGCCGTAGGCAAGATCTGTGGACTCTTGAAGCCGCAGTTTCCTTCTCACGTGTCCGGTACGACTGAAGACTTCGGTCTGATGGTCATCGACACAGCCACTTAAGGGAGAATCTAAAATGGCTATCACTAAAGATGCATCTCGCCAGTACCCGCTGATTGCTACCATCCCGTTTACGGGCGGTACTGATCTGACCGCTGTCGGCGTATATGAAGCAATGGACATCCCCTCTGGAGCGACCGTAATCTACGCGTCCCTTTCAGTCGAGACCGTCTTCACTGCCCTCTGTACTGCTGACGTCGGTGACGCTGTTGACCCCGACCGTTATACCAACGCTCCAGTCGCTTTGACTGCTCTTGGTACTACTGTCCTCCAGGTCAGCGCAGCTACCGTATCCGGCGCTTACACCTACCCCGCCAATGACACCATCGACATTACGCTCGCCGGTGCCACTGCCGCTGTAGGCCAAGGCACTCTCACCGTCGTATACATGAAAGACGACCGAGAGAACGAAGTACAAGACCCACCGCGCATTACGGTTAATGCGTAGCACCTGACACTAAGGTGTGTTAAAATCAAGGCCTGCCCCTCCCGGGGTGGGCCTTTTTTTACTTTAACGGAGCAACCGTGCCTTACTACACATCGATCAACGACCGAAGTGTCGCCACTCTCCAAGGCGTCACCTACAACTTCAAATCAATGCAACCACAGATGGTTGTAGAGGGGGAGGCTACTGTCATAGCTGCAGGAATCATGCTCTCCGAAGACTTTGAAGCTACTATCAAAGGCAAGCCCGTCCCCGCCCCTATCGTGGTAAACCACGAACCCGTCACGGAAGATGTGGAAACCGACGACCCCGAAGATATTGTCGCCGAAATGGCCGCCGTGGCCGCCGCTGAACGCGAACTCGAAGCCGCCCGCGCGGAAGCCGAAGCTAAAGAAGAAGCGGAAAAAAGCCCCGCCTTCGACCAAGTAGTATTTGAAGCAGCTGTGCATGGTATCCTGGACTCAGGCGACGTAGCACTTTTGACACCAAAAGGGTTCCCGAAAGCATCCGCCATCAAAGACCTAACTGGTTTCGATGTGACGCCCATAAAAGTGGTGCGATACTGTAAATCATTGAAAGAGTAATTTATGCTAGGCAGCGTAGTAATAGACAGAGCACAACGTATCCTCAACGACACGACCGCTGTCCGCTGGCCCGCCGCTGATTTACTAGACTGGCTGAACGAAGGGCAAAAGGCAGCTGTCCGCCTCGCGCCCGAGGCTTTCACCGTCACCGCCAACCTTCAGTTGGCACCCGGCGTACGCCAGAACATCACAACTTTAGCCAGCACGGGCTCAGTAAATGTACCCCTGCGGCTGATCGACATAACACATAACGTCACCGACGCCACTGGCCTACCCCCACTTCGTGCGATACGCTTG